GTGGTTCAACAACCAAGAGCTGATGTTCGAAGGTATCAAATTGTTCCACGCTCCTGGTCTTGGTTCAAACAAGATGGTCGCTGGTCAGAAGTCAAACTTGTACTTCGGCTGCGGGCTTTTGAGCGACCAGAACGAATGCAAGGTGCTGGATATGAGCGATTTGGACGGAAGTAAAAATGTCCGTTTCATTATGCGGATGACTGCTGGCGTTCAGTTTGGAGTAGGTGCCGACTTGGTATACTACGCCTAAACGCTGAAAGATGACGCAGGGGGAGGGCTTGGGTAAGACACCCTCGTCCTCCCTTTTGTGTTTGAAGTGTTCAAATTCGTTGATTGGAAAGCAAAGAAAATTCTGTACCGATACCTGCAAGCAATCGTACAGGTACATAACAAAAGGAATAAAACGCCCAAAGGATGTCTATCGAAAGCACAAAAAAGCGCATTGCCAAGAGTGTGGATTTCTTCCTGTCCATTCTTGCCAGCTTGATGTCGACCATATAGACGGAAACCGAAACAACAACGAATTGAGCAACCTGCAAACACTTTGCGCCAACTGTCACAGATTAAAAACTCACATTTCTAACGATTACAAAAAATAAAAAACTATGCCTTGTTCATTAACACTCGGACGTATTGAGCCGTGCAAAGACCAAGTAGGAGGACTGAATGCGGTCTACTTCATCAACTCCATTGACTTGGCACAAATTTCCTACGACACCGCTGACACGGATGTCATTGACCAATTAGCCACTACTGCTACGAGTGCCTACAAGTACGACTTGAAAGGTACCTCTAACTTTGAGCAGGCCATCACTTCCAGCCGTGAGAGCGGCACGACCTTCTTTGAGCAGGTGTTGAATATCGTGCTGAAGAAGCAAGATCCCGACACACACAAAGAGGTGAAGTTGCTCGCTTGGGCGAAGCCAGTTGTCATCGTTGAAGACAACAACGGCAACGCTTGGGTGATGGGATTGGAACACGGTTCAGAAGTAACTGGAGGTTCTATCGTAACTGGTTCCGCAATGGGAGACCTTACGGGCTACAACGTGACCTTGACGGGTCAAGAGCGTGTACCTGCTAACTTCCTGCTCGGTGCAGTTGTGAATAACCCGTTTGCAGGATTGCTTGGTACCAAACCAACAATCGTAGTTGGGTCATAATTAGACCAACGGGACGTGAGAGGGGGCTTATGCCCCCTTTCTTTTTTCACATAAGTCCCACTTCGTGGTTATATAGATATGACTTTCGTATCATTCAAGGCCAACAATACCATCACTATGCCCGTGCGTGACTGGCAAGTAGGGGTTGACACCCTCGCAGGTTACAATTCAACGTGGCGAGTGCAGATGGTTCTCTACTCAAAAGACGGCAGGACGGACACCATCTATAACGTGACCTCCCCTACCTTTGACAAGGACACTCGTGAGTTTACGTTCACTTACAATACCACGCCACTTGATGCCGAGGTAGTGTATATGATTCGCCTCACGGAGCAGACGTTTAATGTGGTTTGGACAAATACCAAGATACTCGCATTCGATCGCCTGCTGATGCTTCCGAGTGGGCAAACAACAAGCACCTATCAACCCGTCCTCCCGACAGTAGAGGAGACAATGGACAATCAGTTCAAAATCTATGGAGAATAACATTCGCCTCGTTCAGTTCGACTCCTACGTTGCCCCTGCAATCGTGGAGAATCCCCGCCTTGATTGGGTGGAGTACGGAGATGACAATAACTACTACCAATACCTCATTGATCGCAGGAACGGGTCTGCTACGAATAATGCCGTAATTACGGGGATTGTGGATATGATTTACGGAAAGGGGCTTGATGCTACCGATTCGGCTTCCAATCCGTCCGCCTTCCTTGAACTGCGGAGGTTGATCTCGGATGAGTGCGCCTACCGCTTTGCGAATGATGTCTACTGGCTGGGCAACGGTGCGCTGCAAGTGTTGTGGAACGCTGACAAATCAGCAATCGCAGAGGTCACGCATATGCCCGTTCAGACCTTGCGTGCCGAGAAGTGCGACCAAGAAGGGAAAATCAACGCTTACTATTATGCGTGGGATTGGACGAAGGTGCGGAACCGTACTGGAGTTCAACGCATCGCTGCCTTTGGGGAGTCAAACGAGAAGCGTGAAATCTTCTACTACCGCCCGTATGCTGCTGGTTCGTACTACTACTCACCCCCTCGCTACTTGGCTGCTTTGCCGTATGCGGAATTAGAGGAGGAAATTGCGAACTACCACATCAACAATATCAAGAACGGACTGGCTCCGTCAATGATCATCAACTTCAACAACGGCATCCCACCGCAAGAGGAGCAGGACAATATCAATTCTACCATTGCCCAGAAGTGGCAGGGAAGTAATAACGCAGGGCGTTGGATTCTTGCGTTCAATGATGACAGCGCAAAAGCTGCTACGATTGAACCAGTCACCTTGTCAGACGCTCACTTGCAGTACGAGTTCCTTTCACGGGAGTCGGCACAAAAGGTTCTTGTAGGCCACCGCATTACGTCTCCGATGCTGTTCGGTATCAAAGACAATACGGGGCTGGGAAGCAACGCAGACGAAATCAAGAACGCTTACTTGCTTCTGGACAACACGGTGATCCGTCCTATTCAGATGGGAATCTTGACTGCCTTTGATGAGCTGCTCTCGGTGAACAACGTATCGTTGAACCTGTACTTCAAGTCGCTTTCTCCGATGGAGTTCAATGACATCAAGGTCACGGACGCAACTACAATCGAGGAGGAGACGGGAGTGAAGGAAGCCGACCAAGTGACTACCGAGGTGGTGTCTACCGTGAACGAGGAAATCGCCCAGAAGGAGGCATCGTACAACGGAGCGCAGATTGCTTCCTCTCTGGACATTATGCGAGCCGTACAGGAGGGCGTTCTTACTCAAGACCAAGCAATCACCTTCCTTGTACAGATGTTGCAATTCGAGCCATCTGTTGCGAAGGCATTGTTCGTTGGCAATTCGTCTGCGGTAATTACCCAAATGAAGTCGCAAAAAAAGCTTGAAGCATCAGCCCCTGCCTCCGAGGAGTTGGTGCGTGAATTGACCTCGCTTGGAGAAGACGAGGATTTGGAGGAGTGGGAACTGGTCGGTGACGAGCAGCTTTCAGAGCAAGATATAGTAAAGATGCGGGAGGTAAACTTTGCCTCCACAGGAAGCGCATTCCCGAACGCCAAGAGCGCACAAGACGGCGTAACGAAGGAAGGGTTCAAGTATAAAGTTCGGTACGCTTACGCAGGCGAAAAGACGGGCGAGCGGGACTTCTGCCGATTGATGCTGCAAGCGAAGAAAATCTACCGCTTTGAGGACATTGACGCTATGAAGGAAAAGGACGTGAATCCTGGGTTTGGTGAAGGTGGTTCCGAAACCTACGATATCCTATTGTACAAAGGTGGCCCGAACTGTCATCACTTCTGGATGCGGAAGACGTACCTATCAAGAGCGAAGGCCGTAAACCCAGACCCCAAGAACCCACGTTCCGAGGTGAGCGTGAACGACCTACGCAAGTTGGGAGTGAAGTTACCCGTCAATGATTCGTTAGTAGCAAAGCCGCCTATCTCGCAGGACTATCGGGGCTATACCCCAGAGTACGCAAAAAAGATAGGTATACCAAAATAAGGTTATATAACTATGTACCCCCTATTCATTTCCCCCGATGACCTCGTCAAGCGCACCGCAATCAACGGCAATGTCGACCGTGACCAGATGGTGCAGTTCATCAAGATAGCGCAAGACCTTCACATCCAAGCACTTCTTGGGACGGCCTTGTACAATGCCTTGAAGAACGATGTCTTAAACGATACGCTGACAGGCAACTACGAAACGCTGATGACTGACTACGTTCAAGACGTACTGGTGCATTACGCAATGGTTGAGATACTTCCGTTCCTTGCCTACAAGGTGAGCAACGGGGGTGTGTTCAGAAAGCAAAGCGAGAACTCGGAAGGCATCGACAAGAATGAATTGGAATACTTGATTCAAAAGGAGCGAGATACGGCAGAACACTACGGAAGACGCCTTGTATCGTACTTGACTTTCTACGGATCCCTCACGCCCGAATACTATGAAAACCAAAACGGACAAATGTACCCTACCGATGGTCAATCGTTCCACGGCTGGTACCTATAAAGTGAA